TTGTTTGAGGGTGCTGCCTGTTGGGTTGGTGCTTTTAGATATAGTTTGAATCAAGCAATACAAGATGATTATAGGTGTACTTTAGATGATTTTCGTAGTGTTGCTAGACATGTTGAAACTAAAGAAAGCATGGAGGATATTCATCAATACTTGATAGATAATCCTGATTGGATGAAGTCTAGTATCCGTACTGCTAATGCATTATATGCTGATCCAAGGTATAGAAATAAGAGTTTTCATTGGTATCATGGCAACGATTTTGTTAAATCAATTAATGCACATTTTAAAGAAGTAAACGATAGAGAGGATAGACCTTTTGCTGACATTAACAAGTGGACTCCAGCAGATATATGGTTGTGTGACTGTGCTATATCATCACCTGTAACAACATTTGAAGAATATTTTGCAGGTTGGAATAATTTGTTGATGGAACTAGTAACTCAGAAGAAATTGATTGGTGTGTCCTTAAAGAAAGTAACAGCAAATACAGCAAGGTTAGAAAGAACTAATATGGGTGAAACAAAACCACGTAAAAACTTCATTGCTTGTGGTTCAAACAGTTTGTATGGTTCTATGGATGTTTATTTTGATGGTAGTGGATTTAACATGCAGATGCGTGACACCAGTGGTAAAGGAACTACATGGCAGGGTGAAATTTTAGGTGGATCTGCCTTTGGTGCTGGTGCTAAGGGAGGTAAAGTTGGTGGTGGTATTTTAAATAGAATACTTGAGTCTGTATATGGTGAGGGTAATGGTTGTTTTAGGAATCATGATGTTGATAGTGCTAAAAGAGCAGCACATGGGACTAGTTTAGACAGAATGATTTTTGATCTTGCTACTAAAAACAGAGGTGCTGTATTGATGGGTGATAGAGGTAACCTTTATAAGCATAGAAACCCAAGTAGAACCAGAGTTGCAGAAGAGATTGAACTTGATAAGATTGCTAGTGCTGATGGAAGAAATGCACAACAGAAAATTCAGTGGAAATTCTCTAAATTTTTAGGATTAGAGGTAGTTGACATCATGATGAGTGGAACTTCTCAAGAAAGAAATGATGTATCTAGTAGACTGTATCAATATGCTGCATCTAGATCTGATAAGTCAGCACCATTCTTAAAGGTATCATCATAATGGCTAACATAAAACAACTAAAACACTTAGAACATCTTGAAGATGAGATGCTCAACTATGGAGTTGAAGGATGTAAGGCTGCTGTTGCTTTCCTACAGGAATTGAGGAAGATGCTTGGTTGTGATAACAGTACTGGTTACATGCAAACCAAATGGGATGGTGCTCCTTCAGTAGTATGTGGTAAGGATCCAGCAAACGGACTGTTTTTCGTTGGAACTAAGTCTGTCTTTAATAAAACTGGTCCGAAGATATGTTACACAGAATCTGACGTAGACAAGTATGAATATAAAGGAGACTTAGCAAACAAGTTGAAGATGTCTCTCAAATATTTCAGAAATATTGGTATAAAAGGTGTCATTCAGGGTGATTTGATGTTCACACCTGGTGATGTTAGGAAAGAAAAAGTACATGGTGAAAACCTACTCACTTTCAAACCTAATACTATCACCTATGCTATACCAGTAGACCATGAGATAGGTAAAAAGGTATCTCAGGCACAAATTGGGGTAGTATTCCACACTCATTATATGGGTGAGAAAGATGGGTATGACTTGTCTGGTATGTCAGCGAAAGGTGGAGCAAATACAAAGTTCACTGAAGATACAAATGTTGTAGTAATCGATAATGATACTCCAATGGATAGAGTTGGGATGAATCATGCTGAAGAGGTCAAGTTTGACAAGCATGTGTCAACCATTGAAAAATTATGTGGAGACTGTGGGTATTTCCTTGATGAATTGGTAACAAATACAGGTACAACAGGTGATGAAAAGTGGCATGTTGCATCATATTTGAAGCAGTTTTTCAACGCAGAGATAAAAGCAGCACGTTCCATTGGTAATGTTGATAATACTTTTGCTAGTCTTTATAATTTTTATTATGATAAGACTAAGGGTATGCTTGATAAGATAAAGACACCTGCTAATAGGGTTTCTAAGTCGGACCTTGTATACAAGAGTCAAAATTATCTAAGAGATAATCAATCTAAGTTTAAATCATTGCTTGGTCTCTATAAAGAGTTGCAAACAGTGAAGCAGATGGTTATAGATAAGTTGGATAAACTTGAAACCTTTAGAACTTTTGTGCAAACAGAGAAAGGATACAAGGTAACTGGTCCAGAGGGATATGTTATGCATAGAAATGGAGACATGATCAAGTTTGTGAATCGTCTTGAGTTTTCATACAATAACTTCACGGTAGCAAAGTCATGGCGTTAAAGTGTAACAAGTGCTACTTCACATTTGGTAGGTTCCAACCACCTACTACAGGTCATGCAGAGAATTTTCGTAATGTTAAACGTTTGGCTAATGGTAGAGACTATAGAATCTATATTTCACACAGTCATGACACCAAAGGCAACAACCCATTGCCACGTGATAGAAAATTATTCTGGATGAACAAGATGTTTCCAGAGCATAGAGGTAAAATATTCAGTCTTGCTAAGGCAGATCCAGTAGCATGCTTACAGGACATAATGATGGCTGGGTATGATGAGGTGTGTTTTCTTGTAGGTTCTGACAGAGTTGCAGCGATGCAGTGGGTGCATAAATATAATCATAAAGACTTTACATTCCGCACTATAGATATATTATCTTCAGGTTCTAGAGATGCAGACGGTGACACGTTTGCTATATCTGGTACTAAGATGAGAAGAGCAGCATTTGCTGGTGACTTTAAGTCATTTAAGGTAGGTGTTCCTAACTTAGGTGATGCTGATGTAAAAACTTTGATGGGTGAAATCGCAATTAATTTACCTAAAAATTTCAAATGAAAACACTACAAGAATTCCAAGAATCTGCTTGGCAACGTAAGGAAGGTAAGAGTAAATCTGGTGGACTCAATGAAAAAGGTCGTAAGTCTTACGAACGTGAGAATCCTGGTTCAGATTTAAAAGCACCACAACCTAAAGGTGGTCCTAGAAAGAAATCTTTCTGTGCTAGGATGGGTGGTGTAAAAGGACCAATGAAAGACGAGAAAGGCAGACCAACTCGTAAGGCATTAGCACTACGAAAGTGGAAGTGCTAAATGAAGGACTTCAGGAAACTGCGTGAGCAAGCAATCAGACAACAGCACCGATACAAGGAAGGGTTTGCTGTTGGTGATGTTGTAATGTCTGCTCTTACAGGTGAGAAAGGCACTATACATAGAACAGGTGTCAACTATGCTATCTGTGTTACCGAAGGAGGTGACATGTTTCGTGCATGGTTAAAGGATATACGTACTATAAATAAATCATAAGGAAACTCTTTTTAGACATGGATAAACAGAAAACAGTTAATAGTCTTGCACACAATGATGACTTTTCGAAGGCATTAATGGAGTCTTATACACGTTGGACTGGTGGAGCAGGGTTCCAGAACAGTACTATCAAAGAGGAAGAGATTCCTACTGGACAGAAGCAAGGTGGTACTACTTTTGCTTCATTTGATACACCAATTGGATCAGTTCCTGCACCAGCAGAGGATTCATCAACAAGTCTTCCTACTATAGAGAAGCAGAAACCTGATGATGGTAGTACAAAAGATCCTAAAGCAACATCTAATGGTGGAGATCCTGCTATTGCACTCAAGGGTTCTATGACAATGGGACAGGGATCTATGTCAGGTGGTGTTCCACAATCTCAAGGTCAAACACTCCAGTATACTAACGTAGTTTCCAAAGAAGAAGTAGAACCAGTTGATGAATCTAAGAAAAAAGCAAAGAAAGACTACGATGGAGATGGTAAAGTAGAATCAGGCAAGGCAGAGTACTTTGGTTCTAAGGACAAAGCCATCAAGAAAGCGATGAAGAAAGAAGATTCCAACTATGGATATGATAAGAAGGGTAATTCTTTAAATCCAAAGGATATGGCAAAGGCTAAGAAAAAGAAAGGATGCTCAGAAGATAGGGTACAAGAACTAAGGAATGAAGTAGATAGAATTCTTACAGAACTTGGTGAGGTTACTGAAACTACTTACACTATCACAGGTGAGAAGTGGGATACTGATGAAGTACTCGTATCTAATGAAGATGAGAAGGCTTACAACTTAGAAGAGTGGAAGAAAGCTGCTAAGAAGAAAGCTAAAAAAATTATGAGGTATAGTAAAGGTGGATACTAATGAAATCATACAAGCAGTTTGTATCTGAATATAGATTGCCAATAGGTGATACCTTACCTGTTAATAAGAAGGGTAAGAAAAAAAGAAAGACTGTTGAAGTGATGCCAAAAGTTCCAGATGGACCACGAGGTAATGAAAATGAAGGAAACAGAGACGACAGAGGTAAGTAAATTAGTATCTCTTATACGATTACAACCTATAGTTAAAGCACCAATACCAAATACTCCTTATCCTATAGGACTTAGGAGATGGTTGAGAGTGCTTGAAGAACCTGCTATATAATATAACAATATTGTTTTAATCATGACTAAATTCTTACTGCCCATCGCAATCAACGTAATTAATAAAGCGGTAGACAAAATTCCAGAGGATCTAGAGACAAAACTCAAGGAGTTTCTCATTGGATTACTTAAGAAAGCAGCTGCTAAATCAGGCAACAAAGTTGATGATCAACTAGTCGAAGCACTAGAGAAAGCATTACTTGAATAAATATAATTTAGACAACTTTTAATCTCGGAGCATATCCATGTCACTTTATGGTAAGGACGACAGTAATGCCAATAAAACCAAAGCTGGTATTGGTGTTGCTGCTACTTCTCAAACAAAACAAATCGTCTATATTGACGAAACTGAAGCAGCACTTGCTCAGAATAAGAACAGGGGTTTGAATGCTCCTGGTTGGTGGTCATATTATACCTACAATGATAGTTCAGGTAGAGCACGTCATAAGGCAGAAATGATGGTCTTCATCGCTAACGGTGAAGCAAACTCTGGTGAGACACAAGCAGATGATACTCTTGCAGGTGATTTTCTTTCCACAGTTTCTATTGGTACACAACCTTCTGACGCATCAGTTGCTGCTACTAATACACAAGCATTCACAGTTGTTGCTGTTCCAACAGGTGAAGCATCTGCAATTGATGGTGCTGCAAACGCTGGAAACACAGCAGGTAGAACTGCTGGCACATACACTGCAATAGCAGCGACAGGTGGTACTGGATCAGGTGCTACTGTTACTCTTGTAGTTGATGCTAACGGTGCTGCTACAGCTACCTTAGTTGGTAAAGGTGGTGGATACACTGACAATGATACATTGACACTCAGTAGAACTGGCACATACGGTGGTGCTTCAGATGTTACTGTCGATGTAAATGGAGTCGGTGCGACAGCAACATTCCAATGGCAGGTCAGTACAGATGGTACTAACTTCGCTGATGTTACAACTGGAACTAATGATACTACTGCTACATACACAACAGCAGCAACAGCCGCTGGTGATGATGGTAACAAGTACAGATGTGTAGTTGGAACATCACAGGGTGCAACACCTGTTGTATCAAGTGCTGCAACACTAACAGTTACATAAAATGTAAATGAAATTTGATGAATTGACACAGGATAATTGGATCCTATTCGCTATTAAAAATTATAATAACCCTCAATCAGTTACATACAGTGACTTCGAGGAGGATCTAAAAAGATTCAAATATATTAAACGACTCCTCAGAAGGTATGAAACCACTGGGGAGTTTCGTAAACATTTGATTCTTAATCATATTATTCTTTTATATAATGTCTTTGGCGATGCTGCCACTCCCCTACTCTTCTATAAGATAGAGGACACATACTGGCCAGTAATTAAATCATTCATGTTATTCTTAGATAGATTACCTGAATCACTAAATAATGATATTGACAAGACGTGTCTTAAAGAACTTAATCTGATATGAAACACTTAGATGAAATGATGGCTGGAGATGGTAGCGGTCTTGCACTGCCACCTGCTTTTGTCTTTGTTAATCCTAAGTCGGCACGTAAATATAAGAAGGGTAATTCCAAAATTGATGGCCGATCTAAAGATGCCAAAGATCTGATGTCACGTATCCAACGTAGAAAGATGAACAAAGAAGAATTAGAAACCACCAGTGAAGCTTCACTAGCAACAGCACGTAAGAACATTGGTAGAAATCCTAAGAAGAAATCTTGTTGGGATGGATACAAAGCAACTGGTACTAAGATGAAAGGTGGTAAATCAGTACCTGATTGTAAGAAAGAAGATGTTGAATTAGTATCCGAAATGGTTCCTAATGAAACAGAACGTGCTCAGAAACAGATTGGGCAGATGAAAAAACTCAATCGTAGAAAGGATTTGCAGAAGAAGCGTGGTGAAGCCAAGCAAAAGATGCAGTCCAAAACGAAAGAGATGGACATCTTAATGAAGGCTAGACTATCTGACTTTAAAAAGAAGGCAGGTACTCAGACCAAAAAATTGAAAACATTAAACAACTCTATAGAATTAGAAGGTGACAACATGATTAAAGAAACAGCAATCGATCAAAAGGATGCTCTTGAAGTAGCAGTGGCAGTTGCGACTAAGGACGTTCCTAACTTCGGTGAGAATGATATGGCAAAGATCCAATTTACTGACGGATCTGTGCAGAATTTAGATAACTTCTCTGCTAAGAAAATTGCAGCGTGTTATGGTTCACTTGATGATGGTCATAAAGACCAGTTTAGATTTATGGTTAATAAAGATGCAGGTACATTTCAGTCTGCATTAGATTTCGCTATCCGTAACGTCTAAAAGGACATAGTTAAATGGCCGAGAGTATAAACGCTGCTATCATTGAGCGGCTGGAGAAAGTAGTTTATACTCTCCAAGATAATTCCATAAAGGTTGGGCAACTTCTTGCTGTCCACGATGAGAAACTTGATAAACAAGATCGTATAGATGCTATTCTCTTTTCTAAGGTAGAAGAGATACAAAAGACATTAGATCGTGAGACAAGTTTAATAAAGGCAGGCTGTGAAAGAGATATACGCAAGGTTGATGATCGTCTACGCACGATGGAAAAGAAAATGTGGTCTATTTTTGGTGCTCTGTCTATTATATCTTTCTTGGTTAGTCCAATCGGACAAAAAATAGTTAGACCAGTTTTTGAACCGCCACAGTCACAGTTGACTAATCGATAAACCTATACTATACTACTAATAGTCAAACAATATTAAATGAATGTCGTACATCGACGTGAAGTACATCCAAATGGTATCACCTCGTCTGACCCTCTTCACTAAGAAGAAGGCAGACCTTTTTAATTTTAGGTGTCCTTATTGTGGCGACTCACAGAAGAGGAAGAACAAAGCACGTGGTTACTTGTTCAAGATCAAGAATGATTTTGTGTACAAGTGCCACAATTGTGGTGTAGGCAGAACACTTTCAAACTTTCTTAAGGATCAAGATACGATGCTTCATGACCAATTTGTCATGGAAAAATTCAGACAAGGAACGACTGGTAAGGCTACCACTACACCCAACCCTAAATTCAATTTTAAGGCTCCAGTTTTCCGTAAAAATAATATCAATTTAGAGAAGATTTCTGATCTAAATACATCACATCCTGCAAGAAAGTATCTAGAAGATAGAGGCATAAAAGTCCTTGACCTGTTCTACTATTGTCCTAAGTTTAAGGCTTGGACTAACGAACAGAAGAGGACTTTTGATAGTCTTAGGGGTGATGATGCGAGGATCATCATTCCATTCAAAGATAAAGATGGAAGTTTGTTTGGATATCAAGGCAGATCTCTAGCCAAGACGGCTAAGTTACGATACATCACGGTCATGCTTGATGAAGACAAACCAAAAATCTATGGATTGGATAGAATAGAAGAAGATAAACCCATTTATATTACTGAGGGACCATTCGATGCTACGTTTATTAAAAACTCGGTTGCTATGGCTGGGTCCGATATTGATTGTCGGACGTTTGGTTGGAGCGATCATATTTATGTTTATGATAACGAACCACGTAACAGAGAAATCGTCAAGCGAATCTCAAACTGTATTGACAGAGGAGGTAAGGTAGTAATTTGGCCTAAGAATATACAGCAAAAGGACATAAACGATATGTATCTTGCTGGACATAACGTGCAAAGCGTGGTAGAATCTAGTTCTTATTCAGGATTGGAAGCAACTCTTAAACTAAACGATTGGAAAAAAGTATGAGCAACGGAATCAATGTAGTAAAACGAGACGGAGAAGTGACACCTCTAGACCTTGACAAAATTCATAAGGTGGTAGAGGATGCCTGTGAAGGTCTTGGTAGTGGTGTGAGTGCATCCCAAGTTGAGATGAACTCAGGTCTACAGTTTTATGATGGTGTTAAAACCTCAGATATCCAAGAAATTCTCATCAGGTCAGCGAGTGATTTGATTGACCTAGAACATTACAACTATCAATACGTAGCAGCACGTTTGCTTTTATACTCATTGTATAAACAGGTACATGGACCACTGTGGACTGAATCACATCCACATGTTAAAAAACAGATCAAAGAAAGTATTGCAAAAGGTGTCTACGATAAAGACATTGTATCTAAATATACAGATGAAGAGTGGGAAACAATTAACTCATGGATCGATCACGACCGTGACTTATTGTTTACCTACGCTGGTCTTCGACAAGTTGTAGATAAGTATCTTGTACAGGATAGAAGTACTAATGAGGTCTATGAGACACCTCAATACATGTACATGATGATTGCTGCTACCTTGTTTCAAAACTATTCCCACGATACAAGACTGAATTATGTCAGAAACTACTACGACGCAATCTCCAAACACAAAATCAACATCCCAACGCCCATTATGGCAGGTGTCAGAACACCCATACGTCAATTTGCATCTTGTGTTCTGGTTGATTCTGATGACACCCTCGATAGTATCTTTAGCTCTGATATGGCTATTGGGAAATACGTTGCACAAAGGGCTGGTATCGGTATTAACGCTGGAAGAATCAGAGGAATCAACTCTCGAATCAGAGGTGGAGAGGTTCAGCACACAGGTGTTGTACCCTTCCTTAAGAAATTTGAGTCTACTGTCAGGTGTTGTACACAAAACGGTATCAGAGGCGGGTCCGCAACTGTTCACTTTCCTATCTGGCATCAAGAAATCCAAGACATCCTCGTCCTCAAAAACAACAAAGGAACCGAAGACAACCGAGTCAGAAAGTTAGACTATAGTATACAACTATCTAAATTATTTTATGAAAGATTTATTACAAGTGAGGACATCAGTTTATTTTCTCCTCATGATGTTCCTGGTCTATATGATGCTTTCGGAACTGATGGTTTTGACGAACTTTACAGACAGTACGAGTCAGACCAGACCATCCCTAGAAAGACTGTTGCTGCCCAAGAATTAATACTTGATCTCTTAAAGGAGAGAGCAGAGACAGGACGTATCTATATCATGAATATAGATCACTGCAATGATCACTCATCATTTAAAGACAAGGTAACTATGAGTAATCTCTGTCAAGAGATCACTCTACCTACTAAACCAGTTCAACACATTGATGATCCAGAAGGAGAGATTGCACTGTGTATTTTATCTGCTATCAATGTAGGTAAACTACGTACCCTAGAAGAGATGGAAGAACTCTGTGACCTTGCTGTGCGAGGTCTGGAGGAGTTGATTGACTATCAGCATTATCCAGTAGAGGCAGCACGAAAGAGCACCCTTGCAAGGCGTTCTCTAGGTGTTGGATTCATTGGACTAGCACACTATCTTGCTAAGAATGGTGTGAAGTATGACGATCCTGCTGCATTACAGTTAGTTCATGATCTAACTGAGTCATTCCAATACTACTTACTCAAGGCATCTAATCAGATAGCAAAAGAGAAGGGAGCATGTACTGGGTTTGAAAGGACTAAGTATGCTGATGGTATTTTACCTATAGATACTTACAAGAAGGATGTAGATGAACTGGTTTCAAACAAACTCAACTGTGATTGGAAAGGACTTAGAGAATCCATTGCTATGCATGGACTTAGGCACTCCACCTTATCAGCACAGATGCCAAGTGAAAGTAGTTCAGTTGTGTCAAACGCAACCAATGGAATCGAACCACCAAGAGATTATCTCTCGGTCAAGAAGTCTAAGAAAGGACCACTTAAACAAGTTGTTCCTCAAGTTGCAACCCTTAAGAACAATTATACGTTGCTTTGGGATATGCCTAGCAATACTGGGTATATTAATATTGTTGCAGTTATGCAGAAGTTCTTTGATCAAGCAATTTCTGGAAACTGGTCTTATAATCCAGAGCATTTCGAAAATTCTGAAGTACCTACTTCGGTAATGGCACAAGACCTTCTTACCACATACAAATATGGTTGGAAGACTTCTTACTATCAGAATACATATGATTCCAAGAGTGATGATGAACCAACAGAAGAAAAAGAAAAACAAACCGTGTCTAATTTACTAGACGATATTTTTGCAAACCAAGAGAGCGAGTGTGATGCCTGTGCCATCTAAGATAAAAGGAATGACCGTCTTCAATTTACAGAAGAACGATACCACCAAAGGACAGATGTTCTTTGGTCCTCCACTAGGAGTTCAGCGATATGATAAGTTTAAGTATCCTATCTTTGATAAGTTAACACAGACACAGTTAGGTTTCTTTTGGAGACCTGAAGAGGTGTCATTGCAGAAGGATAGGGCAGACTATCCCACGTTGAATGAAGCACAGAAACATATTTTTACTAGTAACCTCAAGTACCAGATCCTCTTGGACTCTGTACAAGGTCGTGCTCCTGGTATGGCTTTCGCTCCATACTGCTCTTTACCTGAGCTCGAAGGTTGCATGAATATATGGCAGACTATGGAGATGATTCATAGTAGATCATATACTCACATCATTAAGAATGTATACTCAGATCCATCGGAGGTCTTTGATACTATACTAGATGATGAAAAGATTATTGCACGTGCTAACTCAGTTACTAAAGCATACGATGAGTTCATCAATTATGCACAGGAGTATGGTCAGAGTAATGCTTGGAAGGATGACATGAGAGATCATCCTAATTCTGAATGGACATTAAAAGATTTAAAACGTAAACTTTATAGGGCTGTAGCAAATGTGTACATACTGGAGGGTGTTCGCTTTTACGTATCTTTCGCTTGTAGTTTCGCTTTTGGTGAACTTAAGCTACTCGAAGGGAGTGCTAAGATTATATCCCTCATCGCCAGAGATGAATCACAACACATGGCAGTCACGAACAATATATTAAACAAGTGGAAGGAAGGTGACGATCCAGATATGATAGAAATTGCTAAGGAAGAAAAGGAAAATGTCTATGAGATGTTCAGGAATTGTGTAGCAGAAGAGAAAGAATGGGCAGAGTATTTGTTTAAGGATGGTTCAATCATTGGATTGAATGACAAACTTCTACAGAACTATGTTGAGTGGACTGCTAACCGTAGACTAAAGTCTATGGGTCTCAAAGCAATCTTTGATATTCCTTTGGCAAACAATCCATTGCCATGGACGGCACATTGGTTATCCTCTAAGGGTATGCAGGTTGCACCACAAGAAACAGAAGTCGAGAGTTATGTTGTGGGTAGCATTAAACAAGACGTTAAGAAAGATACATTTGCTGGTTTTAAATTATGAATAATGTAGTAGTTACAACAGATCAATCTCGTCCTGGACAGGAGCAAGAAGAATTCCAGAAGGGTGACGATGTAAGAATGTTGAAACTAAGAAATGAAGCTGGTTGGATTGGTTATGACTTTGAGAATCCACCTATATTTTCAGAGTTTGCACCTGAGTGGAAGTATACTATAGGTCAAAAGAAAATAGATATAGACCTTGAAGTATTAACAGAACTCTTATTAAAGAAAGAGATAGAACTTGTTAATAAATATCCTGCTGCCAGTGATGGTAGTACTATGTTGGGACCAAAGAGTGTCACTTCTAGATTCCAATACTTTAATGTTATGGATAAGGAGACATGGGATTATGATATCATACATCAAATTCGCAAAGAGATTAAGAAGTTTCATAAACAATATGTGTTGAGTATTTTTGGATCAGAACATAGAGTCCCTCGTACTCGTATCAGATGTTGGTTCAACGTCATGAGGAAGGGTCAGAAGATCCAAAAACATTATCATTCTGCACATGGATACACGTACATTGGAGGTCACATCACAGTTAAGTGTGGTGATAGTTCTACGATATATGTCAATCCATATGAACATGATAAACCATTTCAATTAAAGAACGAAGCAGGTAGTATAACTCTGTTTCCTAATTACATACCACATTACACAACAAGACATAATACAGATGAACCTAGAATAACTATGGCGTTTGATCTTACCTTGTTAAATAATGTAGTGCAGTTTGATACAGATCAAAAACAACTACCAATACTATGACTAATGAAGAGAAGAAGGATTGTACAGATCAATACTTTGAATGTGCTAGTGAGTGTGATATCAACGATAAAGAATGTGAAGACGCATGTGTTGAAGATCTTAAGGAATGTGATGTTCCAGATTGGAGAGAGGAATACAAAGGATATACTTCCAGTAAGTATGAGTTAGATCTCCTAGAAAATGGACCTAAGAGTTTGTCTCAGTCATGGATGATGGGTGCATTACATAACAAGTGGAAGAAGATTAGAGGGATCAAGGATCCTGAACCACCAGATGTATCATCATCAATGAAAGAATGGGAAGAAAGCATTAAAAAATATGAACTATGACTAATAACGAAACAATTAAATTTACCATCAGACAAGATGGTACTGTGCTTGAAGAAGTTAGTGGTGTCGTTGGCAATAATTGTCAAGAGATAACTAAATCTATAGAGGAGAAATTGGGTAACGTTATATACGTAGAACCTAAACCAGAATACTATCAACAAGAAAATGTCACACTTCAGCACAATCAAAACCAAAATCAAGAACAAACCTGAGCTTCTAGAAGCATTAGAACTTCTTAAGTATGATGTTACTGAGAATGTTAAGTTAGAAAATCCTTTTGATCATGAGCATAAGCAATGGGAGGTTGATATTGCTGTTGGTGACGACATTGGTTTTCGTCGTAACAAACAGGGTGAGTATGAACTTGTTACAGATCTTCAAACTTGGAAGCAACCTATTCCACCTAAGAGATTCATCGAAAAGGTTACTCAACAGTATGCTAGGATGACTGTGTATAATACAGTTAGGGACTTAGGTTTTCAGGTTCAGGAAGAGTGGGAGATGGATGATAATAGTTTAGAACTTACAGTTACACGTTGGGTTTGAGAATCTAAACATACCATAAAGTATCATATATAATATGCGTGGCCTTTTTGTACAAGGGTTACAAATCACCCAATGGATTGGGATTGCGAGATAAGAAACGAATCACTGGAGCATATGTTAACAGTCTACCAAGATCACATCGAGGAACTAGAAGCAGAAGCAAAAGAAATGCAGGAAGAGATATTCTTTCTGAAGCAACAACTTGAGTATAAAACTCTAGGTCTTCCGACAGGGGATATAAATACTGAGGAATAGATAATGGTATTGTGGAAAAGAATAGTCAAACTTCGGAAGGAAGTTATGAGAACTCCTGGACCTATAAGGGTTCAACTTTTACTTCTGACGACATTGACGATAAGTTCGGTTTTGTCTACAGGATTACTAATCTACAAACTGGCAAGCAGTACATCGGACGCAAATATTTCTGGTCAAAACGTAAGCCTAGAGGTGGAAAGAGAAGGGTTACGTCTGAGAGTGACTGGAAAAAATACTATGGAAGTTCTGACGAACTTAAAGCAGATAGAAAATTACTTGGGAACGAATGCTTCAAGAGAGAGATCCTCTCACTCCACTCCACACCAGGACGTACCAACTACGCAGAGACCAAGCAACTCTTTATAAACAATGTGTTGCAAGAAACTCTGGATGATGGCACACCAAAGTATTACAACAGTAACATCTTAGGACGTTACTATAAGAAAGATTATTTTAAAGAAGAAGAATGATAGGCGTAAAGTGTTTGGCTTGTGGTGAGGAATTGCGAGTTCGTGCAGGAAGGTTTAGCTGCTGTGGGTGTGGTAACATGACATCTCTTCATGGAGATACTGTGTCTGCAAATAACATGTCTCAAGTAGAATTGTTACAAAGTAATAAGATTGTTAAGAAAGGTTCACTTTTCTCTTCAGATGAGTTAAAATATCAAGAGGCTCGCCGTAATAGGAAAGTCCGTAAAATGACCTTTGAAGAAAAATGATTAACCTAGACGAAAAATTTGGATCTTACATTAATAGTAGTAAGGGTTTCAAAATTGATGGTGTTAAGGAAGCAGTCACAGGATATGGTTATCATTGTGATGGTTCGGACATTATTGGGTACTGGGTTAACACAATAAACTATAAACTATACTATAATATGAACGAGCAGTTCTTAAAATTAGAACCCTTGAGGTCACACAGTAAATTAAAATGAAAATCTTTTTAGACACCGCAGAGGTGGGTCAAATCATTGATGGGTATAAGACAGGTTTGATTGATGGTGTAACTACTAATCCTACCCTTATACTCAGATCAGGCAGACAGCAGAGCGATGTAATAGAGGAGATCTTTGAAGCATGTCCTAACCTTGAGTCTATATCTGCTGAGGTAGTTGCTAATACTGCTGAAGAGATGGTAGAACAAGCACAACCTTACATTGATCTTAGTAGTAATGTTACGATCAAAGTACCTTGCACACGTGAGGGATTGAAAGCATGCTATGAATTGAGTAACGATGATGTGCTTACTAATGTAACTCTAGTGTTCTCTGTAGCACAAGCAATCCTTGCTGCTAAAGCAGGTGCAACTTATGTTTCACCATTCGTAGGAAGAGTGGATGACAATTCATTTGGTGGTCTTTGTTTGGTAAAAGATATCGCTAATACATATAAGATGCACAGCGTAGAGACACAAATTCTTGCTGCTTCTATTAGAAACGTCAGGGATGTAGGTAGAGCATTTGAGTATGGTGCAAACGTATGTACCTTACCCGTTAAAGTGTTCGACAAGATGTATGATCACATCTTAACAGAGAAAGGTTTAGAACTTTTCGATAAAGATTACGCTGCTGCTTGTAAATCCTAATACAAGTCTATGATCTTTACAATCTATTCCAAACCAGGCTGTCCTTACTGTGAAAAGTTTGTGGCAGTCTGTGAGTTAGAAGACCTTAAACATGTGGTATATAAACTAGATGATGACTTTACGAAGACTCAATTTGAGATGGAGTTTGGTGGTGATGCTAAGTTTCCACAAGTTGTACTAGATATAGGCAGTGAGCGACTTCACTTAGGTGGATGTCGTGATTCTATTGAGTACATGCAAAAAGAGAACATTTGTTGTGTGGTATAAAGCTATGATTGAAATTACAGAAGATGAATGGCAAGCTGATCTTGACAAGTGGCAAGAAAAGGCTGAGAAAGGTGAAGTGGTCTTGATAAAAAAACCAGATGGTGCTAAAATACTTATGGTCCCACAAGATCCATCAGACCTGTCGGGTCTGTGTGACATTTAACCCTAAAGGAGATACTATTATGTCAAACGTTAGAACACATTTGCTTCGAGCAAAGGAAGAGGTTAGACTAGGATTGATTGGTGCGTTAGATGAGCAACAGGAAGTAGAACTAATTTCAGAACTAGTATCAATCTATACTAGTTTAACTGAAAAGTTGAAGGTAGTGACTGTAAACTTTGGTGGGAATGATGATGTAGTGGAGTTTGGTGGTCATCTATATGATGTCCCTACTCAGTATAACTTCAATCTTGAAAGTAATGTTGACCTGAATACAGGTCTATTCAAAGATGATACAATTCAATTTGTTGATACATCTTTAGGTGATGTTGATATTAAGATTGATACATCCAACCATCCAGATTATGTAACCACTAGTGGTGGTATTAAATTGAGTACAGATGAAAATCCCGCCTAACGGATACGAAAGTTCATATCCTCTTCCAGATAACTGTATGTTTATGATGCCTTACTTTAGGTATCATGTAGAAGAGTGGCAAGATCGGAAGGAAGAAATTCTTTCCGATCTTTTTTCGTACCATGAAAAAGTATTGAAGACAGACCCTGCTGAGTTGAATGACACATGTCATACAACCTTCTATGAGAAGACAGAGTTCGCAGAATTTAAACCATTCATTGATATACTTGGTCCATATCTACAGAGACTGAGTGTTGAAGCATTGGAAAGGGGTTTCTATAGAAAACCTATTGATAATATTAAAGGGATATGGTTCCAAGTACAGGAACAGTATGAGTTTCATTCAATGCATAATCATGGTCCTGAGGGATGGTCTGCTGTATTCTATGCAGACTATGACCATGAAGTACATGAAGCAACAAAGTTTTATTCAAGTATGTTCACATGTCATGGAGAGATTATAACATTCCAACCAGGATGTAGTGAAGGTGATTTGATTGTGTTCCCATCACAAGTTTTCCATGAGTCACCAGTCACCAAGAGCGAGAAACCTAGAACGATTATATCATTGAACATGACATGACCTAAATACTTCTAGCTTAGAAAAAGTGTCTTCAGGACTAGAAGTATGTCAAAACTCTTAGCGAACCAAATCGCAAATTATAATGATAACGGACCTGTAGAAGCGAAAGAAGGACTGAACCTTCCTACAGGAAAGCCACTCCAATTAAATGGTATTGTTGGTACATCAGGTCAGTACCTGACTACTGATGGTACGTCATTACAATGGACTACCTTACCTACAATCCCTGCTGCACAGATTCAGGTTGATTGGAATGAGGTTGTCTCTAGTGAAGTTGATTATATTAAAAACAAACCATCACTATCGGCAGTTGCACTGAGTGGTAACTACGTAGATCTTATTAACAAACCTAGCATTCCTGCTGATCAGGTACAGTCTGACTGGAACGTAGGTACACCAAGTGATGTAGCATTTATTAAAAACAAACCAGCGTTTGCACCTGTTGCTACTACTGGTGCTTATACAGACTTAACTGGAAAACCTACCATACCAACAACACTAGGTGATTTTGGTATAGGTGCTCAAGATATTAACTTTGGTTCATATAGAATAACATATTCAAATGTGTATTCTACACTGACTGACCTACAAGCAGTTAGTGCTAGTACATATCATGGTATGTTTGCTCATGTTCATTCAACTGGTAGTGGATACTTTGCACATGCTGGAGGATGGGTTGAACTATTAGATGTAAACAAATCTATTAGTAACCTTGCTGACGTATACACAACTGGTGTTACTGATGGTCAGGTATTAAAGTGGGATGCTGCAAATAATAGATGGTCTCCTGCGGATGATGATAACTCTGGTGGAGGAGGTGGAGGAGGAGGATCCAGTACATTTGCAGGTTTAACTGATACACCTGCTAACTTTACTGGTGCTGCTAGTAAAAATGTAGTAGTTAATTCTGCTGGTAATGCTCTTGAGTTTGTTGACTCAGGTACTAGTAGTAATGAAATTCTTCCAGTAGCATACGCTAAAGTTAATCAGGATACTGCTGGCAGTGGTACTGGTATGTCATGGGGTGCATATAGTAGTAGTCAAGGTGATATGGTATTCACATTTGACACGCCTTTATCTGATGCAGACTATTATGTACTAGCAGAAAGAGAACAGTATGATACTCACACTGTAAGTATTCTCAGTAAGACCACTACAGGATTCACTGCAAGATGGTTAGATAATGCAGGAACAGGTGCATTAGCACCTAGTACATTTGGTGGTGTTCTTATAGTATATGCTTCAACACCTACAAGAAGTGTTGGTGCTGGATGGAACGAAGCATTACCTGTTGCAACAGCAACTGTTCTTGGTGGTGTTAAAGTTGGATCTGGTTTATCAATAACTGGTGCTGGTGTTCTTTCTGCATCTGGTGGTGGAGGAGGTGCTACAGCATTAGATGGACTAACTGATGTTACTATCTCTAACGTACAAGTAAATGAAGTATTAAAATATGATGGATCTGAGTGGACTAACCAAGCAGATGCTACTGGTGGTGGCGGTGCTGGTGTTACCGATGGAGACAAAGGTGACATAGTTGTATCATCCAGTGGACAAACTTGGTTGATAGATGCTGGTGTTGTTGATACAGATGAATTAGCAGACACAGCAGTCACTGCTGGATCATATGACAATGCATCTATCACAGTAGATGCTAAGGGTAGAGTTACTGCTGCTTCTGCTGGATCTGGATTGGTCTCAAGAGCAACAGACTCTGTTACATTCAACTCTCTTGCTGCTGGTGCTGCTGTTAATGGTACTCTTGCATTAGGTAAGTCATATAGTTTATTGAAGATTGAAACTAGTCATGCTGCATGGGTAACAATCTATATCGATGCTGCATCTAGGACTAATGATTCCACGAGAAACATACAGACTGACCCTTTACCAGGTGCAGGTGTAATTGCTGAGATAGTTACGACTGGAGATACAATACAAAATATTACTCCAGCAGTTGTTGGTTGGAATAATGATAGTACTCCTGGTACGACTGCTTATTTGAAGGTAGTTAACATGGATGCTGGTACACAGAACGTAGTTGTTACGGCAACATTTATAATTCTAGAGAAGTAATATGGCTACTGATAAAATTTACATAGTCACTCTCAAGAAGAAGGAGGACTTGGAAGGATTCTATGCAGACATGGCATCCGATGGATATAAATTGAGTCTTAAGAGACCTATCAGTAGGAACACACATTATTTTATGGAAGAAGAGGATGCTGTAGAGATTCGAAAAGACTCTAGAGTCATTGCATGCGAAAGACATCCAGAACAATTAGGTATAACGCCTACACCATATGGAGTGATTAATAATGAACCTTATGGAACCTCTGGACAATTTAGAAAGAGTGGTTCGTTTAGTGACCCTAATGATAAGGATTGGGGTAAGTTATCTGTAGCAGGTACTGATGCTCAAAGAAGAAAGGGTACATGGGGAAGTGGATCAAGTACTAATGTAGTTACTGATAGCTATGAGATGTTTAACAATGGTAAGCATGTTGATGTTGTTATTGTTGATCAACCAGTATCACGAGATTGTGCTGAATGGAATAGTCCTAGTACAGGACTGAGTAGGTTTGTAGAATATGAATGGTATAATGAGTTAAATCAATACATTGCTAGTATTGATGATGATGGTCAGACTATACCAACTGGTAGTTATCTTCCTAACTATCCAGATAATAATGCTAACCAGTCTTCACATGGTATTCACGTAGCAGGTACTGTTGCTGGACAGTGGTATGGGTGGGCTAATGAAGCAAACATTTATAGTATGGGTATCCTTACTGGAGGTGGTGGTGGAACCTTTGCAGGTCCAAGTACATTCTTATGCTTTGATTATCTAAGAGCATTCCATAGATATAAAGCAGTCAATCCAGAGACAGGTCATCGTAATCCAACTGTTACTAACCATAGTTGGGGTTATTCTTATAACATGTATGAAAATGGATTTGATGTGCCAATACAAATTAGTGCTTACACACAGATTAGTTGGAATGGAAACGTATATTCTGCATCAAATCCTAATCCATCTGGTTGGACTATGGCAGGATTAGCTGCTGACTTTGGTGCTGATGATTATCATTATAGTTGGGCTTTGCATTATGCTTCTGTTAATGCAGACGTTGAAGATGCTATCCAAGATGGTGTTGTAGTTATTTCTGCTGCTGGTAACTCTGATTGTTATCATCCTAATCGTCAGGATGCGTATTGGAATAACTGGATTAGGTTGAGCAACGATTACTACATCTATGCATGGAGAGGATCTTCCCCTGCTAGTTTGACTGGTACTGATGAGGTTATCGCTGTTGGTAATATGGGTAACTCAGATGACTATTCAAAGTCTACGTCATCAAATTATGGTCCAGGTATAACAGTATATGCTCCTGGTACTAACATTCTTAGTGCTTATAATAATTCTAGTGGATACTTAGATGGTAAGTATGGTAGTCCAAACTACTTTAAAGCAATAAGTGGTACAAGTATGGCATCTCCACAAGTATGTGGTGTTGCAGCATGTTTGGCGACTAATAAACATAGGTTTACTAACCGTGATGTGATTGGTTTCTTAGAGTATGCAGGTAAGTATGACTATATGACCTTCGACACTGGAATGCAAGGTTCGGTCTGGATGCTTGATGTGACTGCTAATGGATCATCTGGGTATGTTATCAGTGGAACTGATGCCAGTGGTGCTGTCAGTGGTCAGAACGCAGCGATCACTTGCAATGCAGGTGATTACGTATTTCTAAAACAACCTGCTGGTGGAGCATATTTTTATATGACTGCACTTAATACTGGTAGTCCAAATCAGTATGGAGGAAACTATTTTGATAGAAATAATGGTACTACTTATGGTGTAAACAATCCAACGTTGACAGTTGAGAAGGGTGATATGGTTGAACTCTATCTTGGTTATACAACGAACGCTAACTTAGAACCAATTTTTATCAAGACTCAATTTACTAATGGAACTGGTTATCAAGTTTCTCAAGGTGTAACAGGACAGGGTGCTTCTAATACTGGTGCAACTGTGGTGTGGGATACAAAGGATGCAAGTACAGGAACATACTATTACTGTTCATCTAATAATTCTAATGTTGGTGGAACGATTATTGTACAAGCAAAAGGTTCAATATACAATCACCCAATGTACATCAAAACTGTTGCTGGTAGTGGCAATTCAAATCTATGGACAGGTCAGCAACTGAACAGTGGTGTTGTATACAATCAAGGTGAGTCACATGGTCAAGAAAGTGGACTTAGTAAATACATCTACTTTAAAACTCCACACAGTACAAACAATACAACAATATATTATCAGTGTGCATATCATGGTGGTATGAATGGTCCAATTAATATCATAGGTAACCAATATATTAATAAACCAGGAGGGTGGGATGACTATACTCATAGTGGTAACTATCTTGGTTATCCTGACTCAGCTAAGAACCTTATGTTAACTTCTATAAATCCTAGAGACATTGATGGATACATTGCAGGATGGAACAAACAAACAAACAAAGGTAAGCGGTGGCATCAACCAGATCACATCGCTGACCTGAGTGGTGTACAAAATTTCCCTAGAGCTAATACATACTTTGGTCCACAAGTTCCATAAATAGATCTACACTTATTAATATCATGGCTACAACAAAGAAACCAGAAGATGTTGCGGAAGATAACATCGAAGAAAAGAAGAAAGGATTTTTTGGTAAAGCAAAAGATGCTATACTTCCCGATGCCGATGAGCAAGCAGCAATCATCAGTACATTTGTCAGAATTACTGTGCTGGCCTGGTCTGGAGGCATATTAACTTTAAATTATGTCGCCATACCTGGTGTCCCTCAACAGAAA